TTAACTCTTTTCTGTATCATAATACATTCCTTCTGGTTTTTTATTTTATAATATATCAAGTTATTCATTTGTCAACTAAAATTAAAGAACCATCTTTTGTGTTGACAAATTCACGACACATGGTATAATTGGATTATCATCCATAAAGATAAAGGTGAAACCTAAATCTATAAATCTATATTATATATCTTGAATGGGAATTGTTCCGCGGCATAGATTTCAATTCGGCGGCGGAAGTGTTGGAGAGTATAATTCGTAAATGAACCTACTGTCAAGTCGTCTGTAATATCATAGAGGATTGCTTTATCTGAGCCATTACCTTTGCGTAGTGTTCTACCAATTGACTGAAGAACTTTAATCTCTGCTTTGTATGCAGATGCAAAGACAGCATTGTCTATTCTTTTTATAGAAACACCTGTAGAGAAAACTCCGTACGAAGCTAGTATGTCATGTCTCTTCAATGGATCATTCTCAATCAAATGACGAATTCGTTCACGTTCTTCACCAGGTGTATTACCATAGATAAAATGTAGGATTCGTCCTTCTTTGCGTAGCAAAGGTTCTAAGATTTTACCATGTTTCTCAACCCAATCAAAAAGTATCAGGTTATTCTGATTGTCGAGGGAATGAACCAACTTCTGTATGTAATTGTTTCGTTTCTCATTTGCAAAAAGATATTCTTTTTCAAAAGCATATACCATGTTCTTTTTGGTAGGATTTTTCTTCTTCATGTCTTTGAGAGTTCTTACAAATGTATCTTTAGACTCTTTATCGTGTTGGAGAACAAGTGCTTTCACCTTGAAGTCCGCAACAGTACCTTCATCCATAAGCTGTTTCGTGGTAACAAAGCGTTTGATTGGACCAAACACACCTTCAAGTATCAGTCTATGAACTTTTGACTCTGACGAAATTGTACCTGTAAACCCATGGCGATAAGGTGCATCTGTTAGTTTTTCCATAATTGTTGTCAATGATTTTGCTTGGAACAAGTGTGCTTCGTCTCCAAGCACAACACGGAATTGGTCGAACCATTCTTTTGGTTGACGAATGAGTGATTGCCATGTTGAAACTACTATCGGAGCTGAAGTTGTCTTATCAACACCACCCTGAATTTTGTAAATCTGCTTTGGGTCACAACCATAATCAATAAAGTCGCCGGCCATTTGGTGAACAAGAGAAATTGTCGGAACAATAATCAATGTGCGATGATTAAATGCTCTCCAATAGTGCTGCTGAATTAGATAAATGATAAATGATTTACCAGATGATGTTGGAGACAATGAAAGTGATCTTCTATTCCGAAGAGCATTGAGAACATATTGAATTTGATAATCACGCGGCTTTAATTTTGCACCAATCTCTTCGGCAAGTTCTTCAACATAGTTATCTGGAATATCAGTTTCAGGTTCCATTGAATCTGGAATAACTATTTCATATTCACGATCCTCACAGAATTTCTTGATGTAGTCAACAAGACCAGCATATAGAAGTGGCCGCATTGGATTATACAAGCGAAAAAATCCATCCCAAACTCGGTTTTTATATGCTGGCGTAAATTGATAACCAGGTGGTCTAAATGAGAAATACTGGGATAGTTCTTGACGAATACCAGGATCACCTATGACCTTCATATGTACATCGTTAAAGTACTCAATAGTTACTACGTCTGCCATAATATATTAATATCCCCCAGCCTGGAAGCGGGCCCAGTCGATAGCTGCTCTAATCATAAAGTTTCTATTGTTGATTTGTTTGACAATGTCCTCAAGATAATTTGCTAATTGCAAATGATAGTCAATCTTGAGACTCAAGTTAATGACATCTTGGTCACTCTCAATATATTTATTTACATCAGCTCTTAAAATTTTGAGAGAATTTGGTCGCCAGCCACGGGTTTTCATGTCTTCTTCAGCCATTGTTCCGGTGTACCATTCATATTTGGCATGTTCTAGTTGAGTTAAATCGGCTCTATATTTTTTGAATCTCAGAGATTCTTTACTATATAATGTGTAATATTTGTTATGTAACTGCGGTATTTTAAGAGCTTCATGACCTAATACAACTTCATCAATCTTTGCATCCTTAGCCCACATTTCATTTAATTCTTCCAGTGTCATTGAAGTCTCCATACTATAAATCTATTTTATATATTATATAATCTTTTTAATAAAAGTCAACTACTTAAAGCTGTTCTATTTCATAATAATCGTATTGAAATGTTACAGTTGCCTCTGGATAGACTAGGTCCGAGGATGTAGTATCAAGATTTATTTCTGAAAGACTTATTGGAAAGCAATTTCTATATGTAATATTAATAGAAGGATTTTTACTGCTGTTTAATACCAATACTGAAATATCAGAAAATCTACCTTCTTTGCTTTCATTTATTGTTTTAAATTGGTCAAAATTTTGCGGAAATGTAACACCTTTAATCCAGTTATAAATCTCAAGATAATTATTCATTTTCTCATCTATTATAAATGAAAAGTTAAAATTATCATAAGTCAATTTATCTGGAGTTTCAAATATATTGTTAAATGGTGTTGGATTAACAATTGGTGCTGCAGATACACCAGGTATCTGTGTTCTCTGTGTAAAGAACTCGGTGTTCGGTAATCTCTTGACGGACACGATAAATTCTAGTGGGGAAAAATAATTAGTTATCATTTCATTTCCGTTGACATATGTGAAGAATCGGTATACTATCTATTTATAAGGTAGAAAAGGAATCATCTAATGATGTATCTTGTGGAGTGCAAACCTCGGTATGCAGATGGCGATTGGACAGGTGTCAGAGCCTTTTCTGATTATGCAGAAGCAGAAAAGTATATGTGGCAACAGTCGTTTGAATATCATCAATGGAGAATTTTGTAATGACCTATAATCTTTTCATTGATGATGAACGAGTTCCCATGGATGTAAAATGGGGACCTTGGGAAGATCAAGCACTTTATCGTGACGGTGACTGGACTATTGCTCGAAACTGGCTTGATGTTCTTGAACTTGTAGTCACATTTGGTTTTCCACAAATGATCAGCTTTGACCATGACCTTGGTGACGGCGAAAAGACTGGTTATGAGATTGCACGAAAACTTTGTGATATGATTATGGATGGTCTTCAGTTACCAGATGATTTTGAGTTCAAGGTTCATTCCAAGAACCCAGTCGGTGCTGAAAATATTCGGGTATACATGAATAACTTTCTGAAACACTACGGAGAATAAAAATGAAACTTGTATCGCACGAAGAAGCTAAAGAACTTATGACTGAAACTCGTGAATGGTCATCGAACCACACTATGTTTTCATCCTCACGTGGAGGTTCTGCCTTGGCTGCAGCCGAATTTTTCCTGAATCGTCAAGGTAAGACTCTATATCCATATATTGCAGCAAAATCGGAGACACGAGATGAAAATAGAACCTAAATGGGAATCAGTTGTAGATATAATAGTTTGCTCACATTGTCAGGGCAAAGGTATATCTGAAAAAAGTGAAATAACTGATTATCATCGAGATGATTATACTTATTGGAATGAATTTTGCGGCCAATGTAATGGGAAGGTCGTTTAATTAAGACTAAATATTCTTTTAGGATTGAGTTTAAGACACCAGATTCTAAATATGATTGGCCAAATGATCATAAAGATCATAGTCATGAAGTAATTACTAAACTAGATGGACGCAAAACCTCAGATATTTATAGGATTCGTGAATGATGAACAAAAATTTAATTACAAAACTTGCCAAAGAGGCAGGAATGGTCCAAGGACCTTGGGCAAATGGAAACAAAGAGCGCATCTGGCAAGAGAATCGAGAGTTTTCAGATGCCCTCGAAGTATTTGCAAGTTTGATTGCAAAGGAATGTGTTTCAGTAGTTTCTGAGAGACACAAAATTGCACTTGAGAATAATTGGGATGTTGATGATACATGTAACGACGTTAAAGAAAAAATTACAAATAAATTTGAGGTAAATCCACAATGATAACTGAAATAGAATTAAGTGGTATCAAATATCCAATTATATCTCACGAGAATTTATCTGATGGTTTGAAAATCTATACATTTTCAGTAGTAGTTGACGGTAAAACAGTTCATCTTAGAGTAAAATATACTTCCGAAAGTCTTGATAGTCCACCAATATTTGGAATTAGTGCAGAAGAAGAACTACGGAATATTATGTATCTTGAACTTAAAGCTGAATTGTTTGCTATAGTATATAATACGTCATTTAAAAAGCAATGTGAAATAGCATCAGAATGCGAGAATGTTGAAGAACTTCTTGCTGTATCCACGCACGATACTGTATTTGCAGCATGGTTGGCAAATTTTGGCAGTCACTCATCATAACGGTTGACAAATGTTTTCAAATAGTTTATACTGATTCTATAAGGTGATAAAGGAACCGAAACATGATGACCTTCGAAACTCTTGATGAAACCACTGCTGTAGCGACAAATTCTCTCAGAGAAGTACGAATTGTCCGAGGTGTTGCACCCGCTCAATATGACCGTAATACGTGGATGGTTTACACACCCGAAGGTCGACTCGATGATAAGTTTACGAGTGCAGGACCTTTTGTCTCTTTCGATGCTGCTCGTAGGAATGCTGAATGGTCTGTCGGATTTCGTCAATTTCGGGGTGAATGCTAATGCGTATGACAACTGTTGAAAAAGAATGGGCTGAAGTTCGGCGCAACGGGGTCAAAACCGAAGATTGGTCTTGGACTGTTACTCTAGTTGAAGATGAAGTTGAAATTGACGAACTCTACATCAATAACGAAACTGATGCTAAAATGATTGCCGGTCTATTTGAAGCAGGTGCATTCACTCTCGGTGAATATGGACAAGTCTGCTTTGACACTGCTTTTGCTTGAATGGGAAACAAAATGAAATACATTGCCTTTGTCGCTGTTATTCTTGTGTCTGCTTGTGGTATGTCACCAGATCAAGAACTTGCTGCTCATCTCGAAGCTGAACGTGATTTTCATGCACATCAGCAATATCTAGAATCAATCTACAATTTGGATAACTATGATCCAGAATATGTAAATGATTGTTTATTTTATGAAGAACTTTTATGTGAGTTTGAATGATGGCTCTGAAAAAGTTACCAAATAATAAAAATGTAAAATACATAAATCCAGAAACTGGTAAGGTCGATTGCACATACAATGACTGCTTCACAAAGTTTATAGAAAGCTCTAGAACAGAAATTTGGACTCCAAAGGTGAGTGATGGCTACTTAATTGTAAAATTCAGAACTCATCATCACGAATGCACCGAGTGTAAAAGAACACAATCATCTTCTTCAGATAAAAGAAAAAGTATGGAATCATACAAAAATCAAATAAAAAGACCAATGGAAGTCGCATCTTTATACGATGACGATTATGACCCAGAACTTATTTTGACATCAGAAGAAAAACAGAAATACACCAACATCATTGACGGGTATAAAAGGAAACGACATAATGCATAAACTAACTCTTACTGCTCTTGCTGCAACTTCACTGTTTGCTCTTGCTGGCTGCCAAGATGATGCACAAGTGGCATCATACAATATTTCAAAAGCTGCTGACAACTTTGAAATTGACCGCCGTATCGTATTCTATAACGGTATTACAGATACATATATGTTGACAATCGAAGGTCGGTGCTCTATTGAAGATCAGACTACTCAGTTGGAAGTGACATGCAAGATCGGTCGCGATGCTTTCAAAAAGCACTTCCTCGGTTTGTCTGACAACGTGACCTATTTTGCTGAACAACTTGAAACTGCTAACGTGAGTGTCTATCATCACCGTGTAACATTCAAGCCGCAGGAAATTTTATCCGATATTGACTTCCGTGGTGATGCCGGTGAATTGCTTCAAAATAAAAGTGAGTCAAATCAATGATGAATAAGGAACAACTTGCAAACTTTGCTGATGAGTACGCAATCGTAGATCAAGCTGCAAGTTCACTCTTTGATCGTATCGAAAAACTGGAACAAAAATACTCGTCTGGTTATCGTGAAAAGTATTATTATGATCGATTTACGTTAGACAATGGTTATTTTTGAACTGCATGGTTCTTATTCATATCAAGGAGGTAGCGGTAGTATCTCACATGATATGTATGTAGATAAATTTGCTGATTCCGATGAGTTTATGCGAAACTACGAAAATGAATTGGAAAATGCTGATCTTGCTAGAAAAGAAAAAGAGAAAACAAGACAAGCAGCAAAAGATGCTGCTGAATATGTACAATTTTTGAAACTACAAGAAAAATATACTAATAAGGGTTGACAAATGCTATCAAATAGTTTATACTGATTCTATAAGGTAGAGGAAACAAAATGAAAACACCAACTGTTGAAGAATTTAGATCTGTTTTCCTAGTAGGCGGCGCCGTCCGTGACATGCTGATGGGTCTGGAACCCAAGGACCGAGACTATGTTGTCGTTGGTTCATCTCCTTCTGACATGCTGGCTGCTGGGTTTTCTCAGGTCGGTGCAGATTTTCCTGTGTTCCTGCATCCCGAAACCGGTGATGAATATGCACTGGCTCGGCGGGAGAAAAAGACTGGGACTGGTTACCTGGGCTTTACCTCTGAATTTGGAACTGACGTGACACTGGAGGAAGACCTGGGACGGCGAGACCTGACTATCAATTCTATGGCATTTGAAGCCGAGGAAGATAACCCCGGCAGTTTCCTGGTTCATGACTTTTTCGGCGGCAAAGATGATCTGCATGCCAAAGTGCTGCGGCACACTTCTAATGCTTTCGAGGAAGATCCTGTTCGTGTTCTGCGGCTGGCCCGATTCCGTGCTCGTCTGGGTTCGGAATGGACTGTTGCTCCAGAAACTGTTGCTCTGGTTGCTAAAATGGCTAAAGCTGGTGTCCTGAATGAACTGACTGCCGAACGTGTCTGGAAGGAACTGTCACGTGCAATGGAAGAGGAATTTCCTCGCCTGTTCTTTGATACTCTGCTGGAGTGCGATGCACTGCATGTTCTGTTCCCAGAAGTGTATCGACTGAAGACTGCTCTGGAGTCACGCCGTTGGCACCCAGAAGGTGATGCATACGAACACACCATGATTGTTCTGACTCAAGCCGTTCGTAAAGGTTTTGATCTGCAGACTCGACTGGCATGTCTGGTACATGACTTTGGTAAGGGTCTGACACCACGTGATCAACTGCCAAAGCACTACGGTCACGAAATGTCTGGTGTTCCTGTTACCAAAAACTTCTGTGACCGCCTGACCGTCCCTTCAAAGATGCGGGATCGAGTGATGAAAACCACTCGGTACCACATGCACATGCACAAACTGGATACACTGAATCCAAAGACATTTGTTAATATGTTTATGGATATGGGTGCATTTAATGACCCAGAAGTTGTTTTTCTGCTGTGGTCTGTCGGTGTTTGTGATCATAATGGTCGTCTGGGTTCAGAAAATGAGTCTACTGTCCATCTGATGAAACTGCTGGATATTTGGCATAGAGTCAAGTCTGTAAAATTTGCTGATGTTTTTCCTGACGGAGAAACTAATGTAGAACGGATCAAGGACGGTATGTTTAAAGCACGAGTTCGGGCGGTGAAAGCTGCCTGAACTTTTTATGGAGATAAGAATGCTTGAATGGGTTCACCACGATAAACTACCAATGTATCTAGCAAAGTCACCTGCCGCAAAATCAGGTGACTTTCGTATCTTTTATGATGATGTTATGTATTGGGATGCGTTCTCTGGAATTTCTCCAACACAAGATCTAGATGCTATTAAAGCATGCGCACAAGAAATACACGATTCATATAAATAAGTGAAAAATAACTGGAGTTTTTCATGCTTTCTTTTAAAGATTTTCTTTCTGAAAATTACAAGAATTTTATAGGACCATCATCAATAACTCAGAGAGAACTCTGGGCTGATCAAACATGGGAAATTCTGAAAAAATCATATGCTCCAATTGGCGGTGTTAAAGGTAATGGTTTTAACTCAAAGCAAGATATGATTGATAATATTCCATTTTGGAAACTTTATACTAAAGGTGATAAAGTACTTGCCGCAGTATTTTACAAAGACAAAGGTGGCCGAAAGTCTGTTGCTATTGCTACAGACGGTTCTGATATTGGTAAAAAAGTAGTTGGTGATATATTCAAAGCATCTCTTGGTGTTTCATATGGAGAAAAATCTGGCCCTGCACTTGGAACTATGATGAAAGCAGTTCCTTGGGAAACACTGGAACGATTTTTGTTTACACCAGAACAATTGGAAAAAATCTCTGGAGAGAAAGTACTTCATGTCGAAAAGTTTGGCGTGCAAAACTTGGATGTCAAAGATAAATTTACTTATGATAAATTCCCACAATTAA